ATGTCGTACTCAAACGAGCAGATAGATATCAAAAAACGGCGCAGGCGCAAGATCCGGGCGATGCTGGTCGAGGAGGGTATCACGCTCGCCTCTATCGCCAGGCAGATGGGCCTAACGAAGTCCACGGTCTGCGACGTGGTCACGGGCGGCCGACAGTCCCGCCGCGTCAAGCGCGCCGTGGCTGAGGCGCTCAAGGTGAACCCAAAAACCCTCTGGCCCGAGGACTTCCAGAACAACCAGCGCGCGGCCTGAGGGCTGCGGAGGAGGTGACGATGATCATAACCCGCACCGATCTTCGGCTCTACCGTATCGGGGCGCGCTGCGCCGGGCTGTCCCCTACCCTACGTCGCCGCCAGATTGCTCAACAGGTCGCTGTCCAATCCGTTCCATTCCCCCATCACATCACCCCGTTCGAGCACCGGGTGAGCCGCTTCCTGATGCGGTTCGAATCGTGGTGGAGTGGGATGCAGCGCACCACGCCACGCCGACAGCGCCGGCGCTGGACTGAGGCCGACCTGCGGACGTGGCTTAAAGCGTTACTGGCTGAGGCTCAGCCCCGATCGGCGCAGCCGTCACCTCCGACTCGACCAGGTCAAGCCATCGCTGGTTGTACCTGTGGATGCCACCAATAAGGCCCGGCAGCGCATGCAAATCACACTGTTCCGTCCCATCGCTGAAAAGCACCGCGCGCCGGCGCAGCACATCCCGAAAGGTCTGCGCCGTGACGCCCGGCGCGACCTCATCACGAGCGAGCCAAAACGCCTCATGCCACAGATGGGCCTTCCGTGCGCTGTCGTCCGTGGGGGCGATCCAGATCGAGGCAATCTGCAGGTTCCAGAGACCCCAGTCGTCCTGTTCCCGAGCCGCTATCGGCACGATGCTGGGTCCGTCCTCGTCAACGTCGCACCCCAATTCGTAGACGGTCAGATCAAGTCCTTCATCCAGCAGGGCGCGACAGGCCTGACGGAGGCGCAACACCTGGCGCAGGTACGGCGCGACCTGGTCGCTATGGTGTCCGCAACCCCGGCAGGTGAAGGGCCGGTTAGCCCAGTACAGGAAGTCGGCTTCCGGGATCTCCACCCGCGTGCGACAGGCGCTGATCACCGACCGCTTCGGCGCCAGGCACATCAGGACTACTGCTGCAAACATCGGGCAGCCCTCCGCAACACTAAACGACACCCTACCATACCTGCAAGGCGGTTGCAAATTCGCACATGCGCGATGGCGTGGCATACCCCAATCTACTGAGAGGTCGGCATGGCTGCAATATCTAAACGGCGGCAATCGGTTGACGTGGAGAAGCGGCAACTCGCGCTCGACTTCGAGGCGGTGGTCGAGGCGGCGGAACAGGCGCGGGCGCTGGAAATCCAGGGCGGCTACGCGATTGAGCGGCAGTTTTGCGGCCTGCTCGCCGAGGCGATGCGCAAGGCGCTCGTGTCCGGCAAGAAGGCCGAGGCGGTGGCGTCGGACATGCGGCGGCTGCTGGGCGTGGCGGACGAGAAACACTGCTCGATTCATATGCTCCGCAATTACCTGGGTCAGTCGCCGGACAAGGAGCCGTACCGGTTCCCGGCGGCCTGGCTCGCGGCGTTCTGTGCGGCGACGGACGACGACGAGGCGTTGCGCTATCTCGCCCGCGTGCGGGGGTACGAGCTGGTGCCGGCGGAGGTTCTGGCGCTCGCAAAGATCGGCGAGATCCGGGTCCGGCGGAACGAGCTGACGGCGGAGGAACGACAGTGGATGCGGCGACTAGACGGGCTGACAAAGTCGCCGCGCTAGTGACGGCGCTCGATGCAGCGATAGGCCACTATCAGGTAGCGGCGCGTCATAACCCGCTGCATGTGCTGACGTGGCGGCTGGCCTGTGTGGCCAAGCAACAACTAGAGGATTGGGTGGCTGGACGGGCCGACGAGAGGAGGTGGGCGATGAGCAGGGGTTTGGAACAAGGGATTCATCTCTTGGAGGCGATTGCGGAGGCGGGGCCGGGCGGGACCAGTCAGAGCGACCTCGCCAGGAAGCTGAACACGTCTGAGGCGACGATCAGCCGCCTGTCGGCCACGCTGGAGGCGCTGGGCTATATAGAGAGGATGGCGCTGGGGGTGCGGCTGGGCAAGCTGGCGGCGCAGTTGTGGCTCGCGTACCGCAAGGGATTGAAGATCGAGCGGGCCACCATCGATGCGGCGCTGCGGGCGACGGCGATCGCCGAGGAGCCCCCGGCTGACCACGTGCCGGGGCAGGCGGAGCACGGAGGAGCGGAATGAAGCTGTCGATGATGGAGCTTGCCGAGCAGGCGGGGGCGCGGCCGATGGCGGCCTGTCCGTACTGCCTCCAGCCCCCACTCACCCGGCGGCGGCTCTGGTGGCGGCGGGCGATGATCGGGGTCGGGATCGCCTGGGCGGCAGGGTTGATCGGCCTGGGCGCGGCGATCTGGATCGAGGCCCGGATCGTGACTGAGCAGTGGGCGATGGTGGAACGCGCCACCACACTGATCGAGCTCGCGGACCGGACCCGGCACGCACGGTGAGCCGGTCACAAAGGATTGTGGAACTGACTTACAGGACAGATTCGGGAGTAAAACACCCATGCGGAGACGCTAACTATGCAAAAACATGCAGGAGCGCAAAAAAACGGCCGCCCAGAAACGGGAGCCGAGGAGCGGATGTTGGCCGCCCAGACCCAGGACGCGATCATGCAGGCTCGGGCCGCAGGCGCCAAGGAGGGGTATGTGAAAGCGCAGGAGTATGAGCGGTGTGTTGGCTATGCCCGTTTGGTCACAGCGCAGCGAGTCGAGGCTCAGCTCGCGGAGCTGGGATTGTGGGCGAGGATCAAGGCCGCCAAGCCGTGGAAAGCGGTCGGCCAGACCTGGGAGGAATGGGCCGAGCCGAACCTGGGATGCAGCTATAAGACGATCGACCGGGCGATTGAGGCGCGGATTACGATCGGCGAGCCGACCCTGAAACTCCTGATGGAGTTCGACATCACGAAGACCCAAGTTCGAGCGCTCTGCCGCGCGGTGCGGCAGGAGGGCCTACAGATCGAAGGGACGGTGATCCGAGATGGTGAGATCGTCATCAACATCGCGACTGAACCGGCTCGGGCGCTCGACTACCTCGAACGTCGCGACGTGGCCGATCGCGCACGGCAGGAAGAACTGCGCATCCTGAAAGAGGAAAGCAAAGCCAAGGATACGCGCCTGGCGGAGCATCAGGAGATGGCCCGCAAAGAGGCGACCCTGCGCCACGAACTGCTCGACGCGAAGCAGGCCCAGATCCGCGCGCTGAGCCAACTCCACCCCCCCGCCGACCTGGCTGCCGACGCCGATCGGAAGTCCTGGCGCGCGGCGCGCCAGGCGCTCGGCGAGTGCGACCTTCACGTCGCGGCCCTGGCGGCGCTGGCGGCCGATCCGCAGCGGACCGACGTGCTGCGCGCCCGCGTTGTGGGCCACCTGCGGATGCTCCAGGGCTGGATCCAGGCGGCCGTCGATGAGATCGCCGAGCAGATGCCGCCCGAGTGGGCCCCGACCATCGAGGCTGAGGAAGCGGAGTGCGCGGTGGCCCCTGCGCTGCCGCAGGAGATTGTCGAAGAGATCCGACAACGGACCAGGGCCAAGGGCGGCTTGACGCTGGTGCCGTCCGCAGGGCGCGATCACGAGCCGTCGCGCGACACGCTCACCGGTACGACACACTAGCCGCCCCATGCGCTTCAGCGACGACTTCAAGCGCGGCATCGTCCTTGAGCTCGACGGCCTGGACGGCCGCGATCGATCCGACCGGGTCACACGTCTGGCGACGTGGTGGGGGATCAGCAAGCAGGCGATCTCCACCTGGTGCCGGAAGGCCGGGCGGCGCGACGGGCGGACCGTGAGACGCGACAGAGGGCGCAGCGCGCTGACCGACGACCACCTGACGGCGATTGCGGGCACCGTGAACACCTCGAAGCGGCTGGACGGGAGCATGATTATGCCGGTCTGTGACGCGGCAGAGATGCTGCAACAGCGCGGCGCCTGCCCTGAGGTCTCACGATCCACCATCTACCGCGAACTGCGGCGGCGCGATCGGTCGGTTCGCCACCTGCTGAAGCCGGCCCCATTCCAGTATCGATCGACGGCGCATCCGAACGAGGAAATGCAGCTCGACGCGACGAACTGTGTCCAGTACTTCCTCGACACGGGCGGTCTCGGTGAGCGCGAGATCGCGATGGAGCTGCACAAGAACCACCCGCGCGAGTTCCGGAAGATCCGACGGGAGCTGCTGCGCTACGCGATCGTCGATCATCACTCCGGCATGTTCTGGTTTCAGTACTACTATGCCGCTGGCGAATCGGCCTCCGACACGCTGGACTTCTTCTGCCACGCCATCCAGCCGAAAGGCCACCACGCCTACCAATTTCACGGCGTCCCGCGCCGCCTCTTCGTGGATCGAGGCTCGCTCGCTCGCGCCAAGATGTCCACCACGCTGCTGGGGTTGCTCGACGTCGACCTCGTCTCGCACCTGCCAGGCAATCCGCGCGCGAAAGGCCTGGTGGAGTGGGTGCATCGGTTCCTGCTGCGGTTTGAGGCGCGGTTGAAACTGCGGCGGCCGGCATCGCTGGAGGAACTCAACCGGTGGGCCTGGGAGTACGCGGTCAAGATCTGCGTCACCAGGCCCTACCGGCAGAAGACCGACCCGCGCGGCCTCACGCGCCAGCAGCGGTGGCTGACGATCACCCCGGAGCAGTTGCGGATTCCTCAACCGGCGGACGTCCTGAAGCGCATGGTGAATGCCGGGACACAGCCGCGCACGGTCGACGTGGGGGGCCGTTTTACGTACGACGGCCTGCTCTACCGGATGCCGGATACCAACGCATGGGGCGAGCGGATCACGGTCCACTACAACCCGTATGAGTCCGGCCGCGCCGTGGTCGCGACCTGGACGACTGAGGACGGCGCGATACGGGGACAGTGGCGCTGTCAGCCGCTGCGCGCGCGGCCGGACGGCTGGCTGGAAGACACGAGTCTGCCGGGGACGATCCGGAGGCCGGCGGCGACCGCCACCCAACGGGCGATGCCGGAGCTGGAGGCCTATGCCCAGGAGACCTACGGGATCCGGTGGAAAGGCGCCGGCGACAAACGGTACGCCGTGGCGCCGCCATTGGGCGAACACAAAGACTCACCGTTTGGCGCGGACCTCGAGTCCTCATCACGGGTGGTGACGCCGCCGAAGGCGGGGACGCCGCACGAGGTCCGCGATCCCGCGGCCGAGCGGCGGCTGACGGTGATGGGGTTGCTGGGCGAGCTGTCGGAGATGCTCGGGCGGGCGCTGACGCGGGAGGAGAACGCCCGGATCCGAGCCGCGTGGCCGGCAGGGTGCCGGATGGATCAGGTGGACGATGTCATGGATCAGGTCACGGGCGGGGAGCTCCCCCGCCCCGACACGGAGGAGGAGCGACATGGGACGAGTGCGGTCGGGCAGGCCGGATAGACCGCTCGGGCCGGCGGCGTATGCGCTGCCGCGGGTGGCGCTCGCGCTGACCCGCGTGATGAAAGACTGTGGCGTGACCGACGAGCAGGCGGCGGCGGCGTTCGGGGTCAAGCGGACGACGTTTCACCTGGTCCGCGCACGCCGGGGGTACTACCCGGGGTACGCCGACCGGAAATCGGATCGACAGCAGGCGACGGATCGGGCGGCGTTCCGGGCCACGGTCGAGGCCTGGGTGGGGGGCCACGCCAAGATGGCCGCGTGGCTGTCGGCGCGGACTCTGCCGGTCTCGGCGATCTGGGAGGAAGAGGCGACGCAGGGACTCGTCCGCAGGCTGATGCCTGTGGGCTTTGCGAGGAACAAATGGAGCCCCGACCCTGCGCGGGCGCAGGCGGCGGCGGCAGAGGGGGCGCTGATCCCCTGGGAGGTGGCCATGATCGACACCAAGACACTGCGACATTTCAAGCTCTTTCGAAACCCGTTCTTACTCGACATCGAGCGCGACAAGGATTTATTCCTCGGCGAGGAGCAGAGCTACGTCAACGACTGCCTCTGGGAGATGGCCCACCACAGCGGGTTCGTGGCCCTCGTGGGCGAGGTCGGCGCGGGGAAGAGTACGCTGCGCGACAAGCTGTTCCGCGACCTGGCGCGCGAGGACCAGGTACGGATCATTTTCCCGCAGACCATCGACAAGACCAAGCTCAGCGCCGAGTACATCGCCGACGCGATCATCTACGACGTCAGCGGCGAGAAGCCGAAGATTCGGCTCGAGGCGAAGGCGAGGCAGATGACGCGCCTGCTGCGCGACCGGGCGTCCGCCGGGCATCGGCACCTGTTGGTGATCGAGGAGGCGCATCTGCTGCAGCAGCGCACGCTCCGGTACCTGAAACAATTTTGGGAACTGACGCTCACCACCGGCGAGGGCACCACGCGCCTGCTCGGGATCCTCCTGATCGGCCAACTCGAACTGAAGCAACGGCTGGAGGAGTCCGGCGAGGGCTTTGACATGCGCGAGATGGTGCGGCGCTGTCAGCTCGTCGAGCTGGGGCCCATGAACGGCGACACGCGGGCCTACCTGCAGCACCTGCTCAAGCGCGCGGGGGCGGAGCTCGACAAGATCATCGAGCTGGCCGCCGTGGACGCCCTGGCTGAGCGGCTGACCGTCACCGAGGCGAACCGGAAGAAAACCGTCAGTAACACCTACCCGCTCACGCTGCACCGCTGGATGGCGAAGGCGATGGGCGAGGCCGCGAAGCGAGGCGAACCGAAGGTCAGCGCCGAGCTGATCCGCGAGCTCGGCACGGGAGGAGCGAGATGAAAAAGGCAGCGGTCAGCGGTCAGCGGCCGGCGCTCGGCGAGCGGCTCCGAGCGGCGCATCGGGAGGCCGTGTATCGCGCCATGCGGATCCGGCGCCGGTGGGCGCGGTGGGTCCGGCGCGTGTGGAACCGGATCGTGGACGGGGCGGGCGACCTCCTGGACCGGATCGCGGATCGGGTCGAAGGGCGGCCGGCGTGGGATATGTGCGGGGCCTGCGGGCGGTCGGCGCGGGTGCTCTATCTGATGCCGACGCCGATCGACGGGGCCGTCGATCGGCGCTGCGACACGTGCCGCGAGACCTGGCATCAGGCGATCCGCGACTACTACGCGCACCGGGCGGCGGAGCAGGCAGCGGCGAGATACGACCGCGAGCGGAAGGAGGCAGCCTAATGGAGACGATCGAGCGCGCGACGCGACTGTACGCCAGCACGCGCGAGGTGCTGGCTGACCGCGTGCGCACACTGGAGTCGGAAATCGAGGCGATCAAACGCCAGCGGCTGCCGGGGATTAAATCTGCCCTCGCGCGGGCGGCCGAGGCTGAAGGGCGGCTGCGGCAGGCGATCGACGCCGCGCCGGAGCTGTTCGGGCGGCCCAAGACCGTGGTCCTGCACGGGATTAAGATCGGCTACCGCAAGGCCACGGGCAAGCTCGTCTGGGACGACGCCGATCAGGTGGTCACGCTGATCCGCAAGCACTTCCCCGACCAGGCCGATGTCCTGATTATCACCACCGAGCGGCCGAGCAAGCCCGCGCTCACGCAGCTCACGGTCGTCGATCTGAAGCGCGTCGGGGTCCGGGTGATCGAGACGGGCGAGGAGATCGTGATCGCGCCGACCGACAGCGAGGTGGATAAGCTGGTCGACGCCCTGCTCAAAAGCGCCCTGGACGAGCGGCCGGAGGCGGCGTGACGGTGATGGTGATCTGCGGCGAATGCGGCAAGCGCGCCGTCCTGGTTCTGCTCCATCCGGGCCGGTCGCCCCACAGCCGCGCGGCCATCACACGCAAGCGCGTCGCGCTGCGCGATCACGACCTGTGCCGGCGCTGCTGGCGGGCCATCATCGAACCGATCTACGCGGCCGCGCATGCGGCCAGGCTGGAGGCGTCCCGTGTCGCCTGACGACACCCGCATATGGGCGCTGATCGTGGACCGGCACGGCCGGGCTGCGGCGATCTCTGCGGCAGAGTTGGCGGCGCGCACCGGCCTGCCCGACCGCGCGGTCCGGAAGATCGTGAAGGCGCTCATCGAGGTCCACGGCGCGCCGATCGCGAGCAGCCCGAACCCGCCGGCGGGGTACTACATCCCCGAGAGCCTGAGTGAAATCATCGAGGTGACGGACTCGCTGAAGGGCCGCGCGCTGTCGATCCTCGTGCGCCTGGCCCGCCTGCGCCGCGTCGCGCTGCCGGAGGTGCTGCACCAGCTCACGATCGAGCTGGCGCGCGAGGAGGACGCGGCATGACCCTTCGACAGGGCTCAGGACAGGCTGCGCCGATAAGTAAGGGCCAAATCAGAGCGATCCACACGCTGATCCACCGGATCGGGATCGACGACGACCTGTATCGCATGATGCTCAGTCAGCGGTTCAACGTCCGGAGCTCGACGGCGCTCAGCTCCGACCAGGCCAGGGGGTTTCTCGACGAACTGAATGACAAGCTGAGGGGCACGGTCGGGCAGCGACGGACGACGATTGGCGGCTCTCGGAGGCCTTACCGCTGGCCCGCGCCGACACGCGCCGACCGGCCAGGCGCCACGATCAGCGCGAAGCAACAGGGCTATCTCGACCGGCTCTTCGCGAATCTCGGCTGGGAGCAGGTCCGGCGGGACGGATTTTGTCGCAAGGTCATCGGGCGAGCCTGGCCGCAAACCAACCAGGAGGTCACGCGCCTGCTGAATCTCTTACGAGCGATGGGACAGCGGTATCCGGGCGGGTACGATCGCGCCCGAGAAAGGAGACAAACATGATACACCGGGACGTGTTCGGGGCGCCGTCGAAGGAGGGTCGGGCCGATCGGGCACTGCGGACGCAGCTCTTCGCCGCCGCCCACGGGCGCGATCCCGTCGCGGCCCGCGCCGCGCTGGACAGCCTGCGGCGGCTCTATAGACTCCGGCTGCCGTTGGTGGAGGCGCGCCTCAACGGCGATAAAAGGAGCGTCACATGACGGAGATGCCCACGAAGCGCTATTACCGGCCTGATGAGGTCGCCGCGATCCTGCGGGTGAGCCTGGCGACGGTGTACAGGCGGATCGAGGACGGCACGCTGCCGTCCGTCCGGATCGGCGCGGTCTATCGGATCCCGGTTGGCGCCGTCGACTCGACAGACAGCTTTTCGCAGAAATAACACAAACCGCTTCACCTGCAGATTCCTTCTCAGCAGTCGACAGCCTCTTCACCCCCCCGCCCTGCCCTCCACTACAATGTCTCCATGCATACCACTGGTCACCCCACATTGCCGCTCGGTGTCTGGGAGCGCACGTGCCTGCACTGCGGGCGACTCCTGCGTCGCACGGACCCCGCGCAGCCGGTCCGCGGCCCCTGCGGGTGGGAGTGGGCATGACCGTCGACGAGCTGATTGCGCGGGCGAGATCTCAGATCGGGCTGAAGATCCGCTACGCCCTGGGCGGCGGATCGGTCAGCAGCGACTCCTGCCGGGACGAGCACGGCGGCTGCGATTGCAGCGGCTTTGTCCTGTGGTGCCTGGGGTGGCCCCGGCGCGATGCCACGGCCGCCTGGCTCAAGCACGCGACCAACGGCTGGCTCAACACCGACGCGATCTGGTACGACGCGGCGGAGGGGCCTGGGCAGTATGTCACGCCCTGCGACCGCGCCCCCGGCGCGCTGATCGTGTATCCGGCGGCCTGGATGTCGAAGCAGCCCGGCCCCAAGGTTGGGCACATCGGGATCCTGACGGCGCCGGATCGCGTGATCCACTGCTCGTCCGGCAACCAGCGGCGAGGCGGCGACGCGATTGCCGAGACCGAGACGGCGGTCTTCGACCGCGTGAGCAGCGCGCGCACCGTCCGGCCGCGCGGGGTGACGCCACCGGATGACCACGCTCCAGTGCAGGCGCATGCGTGAGGCGATCCGCGTGCTGGGCAGCGGCGGCGTGATCGCCTGCCTGCTCCTGGTGGGGTACGGCATCGGGTGGCTGGCGCACCGACGTCCGGACACTGACGAGGATGCGCCGAGCTAGGCGCGAATCAAAGGGGAGCACCGGCGGCGCCACAGCGGAACCGCCGGCCCCCGCAGAACGTAACACCCAACAGAGGAGGGACCTGACGTGGCAACCCCGACCGTAGCAACGAAACCGTTTTTCAGATCGAAGACCGTGTGGGCCAACGCGACGGCGCTGGTGGCGGCCGCCGGGGCGGTGGTGATGGGCGAGGCCGACTGGCAGACCGCCCTGATGCCGGCGGTCATGGCGATCATGAACATCGTCCTGCGGATCGTCACCAAGCAGCCGCTGGAGTAGCCGTGCGACGGGGAGGGGAACGATGATCAGCTCAGCCATCGTGCCGGCGCTGAGCGCCGGGCTGCAACTGGCCGCGTTTGCGGCGAAGAAGACGACGGAGGCGGGTGAGATCAACACCTACCTCGATCGCGCGGCGCGGGTCCACGAGCTGTTCGACCCCGACAAGCGCGACGAGGCGTACCGGCAGTTGTTTGCCGAGATGCAAACGCTGTGCGCCAGGTGCGGCATCACGCCCACCGTCTATTACGAGGGAGCGCCATGCCTCAACATTCCGGTCTCGACGCTCGTCGAGCTGATGGACGCGGCGACGGGCCGATGAGACGGGTCGCGGGAGCGATCCTGCTGGCGCTGCTGGCCGTGGGCTGCGTCCATCAGGCGCCGGGGCTGCCGAAGGGCCGACCGGCGCCCGCGATCAATACCGACCGGCCGGGGACCCTCACGCGCTAGGAGGACGCCATCGATACGACGGTCGTTGAATTGATCAAGTGGGGCGGCCCATGGGCCGCCTTCATCCTGTACGCGCTGAAAGAGTTCAAGGAGCGCCGCCAGATCGAGTCGATGCTGCGGCGATACGAGAAATTCGAGGAGGAGCATAACGCCCAGTTGTTGGCCAGCACCGGAATTTTGACGACATTAATCGAGCGTCTGGAGCCCGGATCGGCGCTGACGGAGCATATCAGCTACAGCACCCAGGTCCTCACGCGGCTCTGCGAGCGGATCGAGGCGTGGGATCGGAGGAGCGGACCGCGATGAATGAGGAACGGATGATACTACAGGGTCAGCTCGCCGAGGCGGAACGGGCGTTGAAGGACCTGGACCGCGCAGCCGACGGCCAGGTGTTGCTGATACGCATGCGGTCGCTGCCCACGTTGGCGCTGAAGGATCTCCGGACGGCGGAGATCCTGGCGACCGCTAAGGAGCTGCACCGGATCGCCCGGGAGGCCGCGGCGCAGCGGGAGATCGTCGCGCACTGCCGCGAGGCGCTGGGGCGTGCGTGAAGAAAGCCGCGCTGTACGAATCTGCGCGCGGACTCTACGTCGAGCAGGGGCTGACGCTGGCGGGGATCGGCAAATCGCTCAGCGTCTCGCCGACCACGCTGGTGGCCTGGAAAAAAGACGGCGACTGGGAGGCGGATCGGCGGGCCTATCTGATCGAACGCGGCTGCTTGCGGGATGTCCTCCGTAAGATCGTGAGGAAGATGGCCGAGCAGATCCTGGGCGAACTCGAGGGCGGACAGTTTGACCCGCAGCGGATCCACGCGCTCCGGTCGGCCCTCACGGGCCTCGCCCTGGAGCCGTCGCGGATCGAGGCGCCGGAGATTGTGGGCGAGGTGGAGAAAGCGGCGAAAGCGACCGGGTTGTCCGACGAGGTGGTGTCGGCGATCCGGCAGCAGATCCTGGGGGTGGCGTGAGGACGGTGAAACACGTTCGTGAGACGGTGAAGACGCCGGGCCGTGCCGATGGGCCGGTCCTGCTCCCCTTCCAAGCCCGCTGGCAGGCCGATCGATCGACCGTGAAGGTCGGCGAGAAGTCGCGCCAGATCGGGTTCTCCTGGACCGAGGCGGGCGACGATGCGCTGCTCGCCGCGTCCGAACGCGGCATGGATGTCTGGTACGTCGGCTACAACAAGGACATGGCCATGGAGTTCATCCAGGACGTGGCCTTCTGGGTCCGCGCCTATCAGCTCGCCGCCGAGCCGTACGAAGAGGTGGTCGTGGAGGACGAGGCGCAAAACATCCAGGCCTACCGGATCCGCTTCCCGTCCGGTTTCCGGGTCACGGCCCTGTCGTCTCGCCCGTCGAATCTGCGCGGCAAGCGCGGCAAGGTCGTCATCGATGAGGCCGCGTTTCACCCCGACCTGCCGGGCCTGCTCAAAGCGTCGATGGCGCTCCTGATGTGGGGCGGCCGCGTCGTGGTGATGTCCACGCACAACGGCGACGACAATCCGTTCAATGAACTGGTCAACGACATCCGGGCCGGGAAGAAGCCGTACAGCCTGCACCGGGTGACGATCGACGATGCGCTCGCCGAGGGCCTGTACCACCGGATCTGCCTGAAGCTCGGCCGGACCTGGTCGGCGGACGCCGAGGCGCGCTGGCGCGACGAGCTGATCCGGTTCTACGGCGAGGATGCGGCCGAGGAGCTGTTTGTCGTCCCCAGCCGAGGCTCGGGACGGTACCTCTCCCGTGCGATTATCGAGCAATGCCTCGATCCGACCATCCCGATACTGCGCTGGACGTGCGAGGCCGACTTTGCGCTCCAGCCGGACCTGATCCGCGAGGCGGCAGGCGCCGACTGGTGCCGTGCCAACCTGGATCCCCTGCTTGCGATGCTCGATCCGCACCGGCCCATCGTCTTCGGCGAGGATTTCGCCCGATCCGGCGACCTGACGGACATCATCCCGTTACAGCGTCAGCCGGATCTGACCTGGCGAGCCGTGTGCGTGATCGAGTTGCGCAACGTGCCCTTCAAACAGCAGGAGCAGGTCTTGTTCTCCCTGCTGGACCGGCTGCCGCAGTTCCGGTCTGGGGCCATGGACGCGCGGGGCAACGGTCAGTACCTCGCCGAGGTGGCGCAGCAACGGTACGGCACGCGGATCGAGGCGGTGATGCTCTCGGCCGAGTGGTACCGCGAGCAGATGCCGCGCTATCGGGCCGCCTTTGAGGACCGGACCATCGCGCTCCCGCGGCACGCGGACATCCTCGACGACCACCTGCTGGTCCGCTCGGACAAGGGTGTGCCGAAGGTGCCTGACGACGCCCACACCAAGGGCGCCGACGGCGCGAAGCGACACGGCGACTCCGCGATCGCCGGGGCCATGGCGATCTACGCCACGACGCTACAGTGGGGGCCGATCGAATACATGAGCGCCTCGCGGTCGGTCTGGCGGGACTCGCGCGAGGACGACGACGCCTTCGATCGCCGGCACAATGCGCCGGAGCCCGCGCTCGCCTTCTCCGGCTGGCGCGGCGCGCGGCATTGCGGGTGGTAACGATGGCCACGACGGAGACGATGAGGCCAGGGCAACTGCTGGATCAGTTCGGGCGGCCGATTGCGCCGTCGGAGCGGCCGGATCCGGACCGGCTGACCCTCGCCTCGATCCGCGACCTGTGGTACGCCTATCCCGCCCATGGGCTGACGCCCGAGCGACTGGCGGCCATCCTGAAGGAGGCCGATCAGGGCGATGTCCTGCGCCAGACCGAGCTGTTCGAGGAGATGCTGGAGCGCGACGGGAAGCTGTTCTCGCTCTTCCAGACGCGGCGGATGGCCGTTGAGGGCCTGGACTGGCGGGTGGAGCCGGTCGACGAGAGCCGTGAGGCGACGAGCCTGGCTGAGGAG